CTTGTTCGCGCTGCTGTGCTATGGTGTTAGGGTTCTGCTGCGCTTTCATCTGCATGTCTGCGGCTACAGCTTTCTTCTCAGACGTGAGTTTCTGCAGCGCCAACAGGTCCAGAAGTTCTTTGTTCTGGCCGTAACGCTGTTTTAACTTATCTGGATTACTCCGATAAGCATCCATACGCGCTTCTACTTGTGCGTCTAAACCGCCGTCACCTAATGCCATTATGAAGTCTCCGTGGTACTGGTAGTCGCTGCAGGAGTACTACTCCCAAACAAACTTTCGTATAGCGCCATAACGTCACTAGCGCCTGTACCCATTTTCTCAAGGAACCCCGGTTCTTCGTACTGCACGGTAGCGGAACTAATTGGTAAGTCCTGTAGCAGAGACTGCATATACTGCACCTGCTTATATGGGAAATCACGCTCTTCTTCAAACTGTAGTCGATCTGCGGTAATACCTTCAGATTCAATACCTCGCTGCACCGCGCCCATGTCAGCAAGTCCCTGCAGCCCAGAAATCCCGTATTGGTTTATTCTATCTTGCGCGGTCATAGCCCGGTCTTGTGCGGTGTTGAACTGACTTAATCCTCGGTCGTACGCATCTGCATAGCCTTGACCTGTAATAGCAGACAGGTTTTGCGCCAAGTTACGATCTGCTTCTGCGTTATAGAGTGCTTGAGCTGATCCACCGTATGCGCCCGCAAACTTATTAGCGTTCTGGGCAGCGGTAATACCCGCTTGACGCCTTGCTTCTTCTAGCTGCGGGTTAAGAGACGCCTGTAAGTAGGGGTTCATATACTGTTGTACGTTAGCCCCAGTGAAATCTTGCGGAGTGTATCCCGCTACGCCCATAGTGTCCGTAGGAAGAGATAAGTTACCAAGCCCTTGAAATGCTTGAGTTTGTAGATCAGAAGCTCCCGCCGTAAGCGGTCCCATGTAAGCGTTATAGGCTTCGCTACCAAGAGCTTGACCCCTGCCGAGCATCTCAGTGACATAATCACCAGCATATTCCGCCAAACCAGAAGAAGTACCTGTCTTAATTGGGTCTTCACCAGTGCCTGTAAGTACGGGAGTAACCATAATTTACCTCCTACGCAGGTATAAATTTGTTAGGGTCTATTTCTTTACCCTGTTTATCGTTGCCTGTACGTGCTTTACGCACGCGAGACATCATTCCTTTCAACACCTTTGCGCCAGCGTCGGAGTTACCGTTGCCAAGGTGACTCACAACATCCGCGGGGATAACGAACTCGCCATCGCTCAAGCGTGCTTCCTGTACCCCGTCAATGTTGGCAGGAACTTTGTCCGCCATACCGTCACTCGCGCCGTCTAGGTATTTACCCTTTTTAAGCGTGGCGATACCGCCAGCCGCCATCTGTTGTACAGGTTGTTGTACTACTTCCCGTGCGGGGTTAGCGGCATTAAGCGCTGCAAGACCTTCTGCGGACATAGGCGTAGCGGGTTCCGCCGCTCTAGGCACAAACTGAGTTTGCGTAAAATATCGTTGGCCACCACTGCCGGGGCGTCTATTAGGATCATAGGTGTTAGGAACAACTTCACGCTGCACATCGTACTTTGGTACTGTACCTTGATACCCTGATGGAGGTGTGTTTGTACCGATAACACCTGTACCGCCTAAAATGGCACCGCCTATCTTAGCTATATTACTAAAGTTGGTTGTGCCGTCGTTGTTTGAAAACAAACCACCTAGCGCACTTAACCCGTCTTCTAAAATACCCATCACGTTTCTCCAAGTATTCTTAGTAGCATATCATTTTCATCCTCTACCTGTCCACCCTCTGCGAACCCGCTTGCCGAGGACATTGGCCCCATAGGCTGATTAGCCGCTTTGTTTCGTGTCGTTGTGCTATAAGGGCTAGCAAACAATCCTTCTTGAGCTGGGTTAGCGAAGATACTGTTGAAGTCATACAGGTAGTTGATACGCATTGGGTCTACCTCGGTAACCGTGGTTTTTGCCCCCTTAAATGCCCCTAACTCTTCCATCTGCACTAGGTCTCGTAACTTCTGCTGTTGATCTTGTACTTCTATTTGCGTAGCCATCCGCTGCATCATTTCTTGCTGTTGATCTTGCGCAATTTGTTGATCCTGCGCCATTTGCTGCATCATGTCTTGCTGTTGCTGCTGCTGTTGATCGAGCTGTTGATACATACCCGTGGCAGGGTTAAATATAGATGTATCCGCAAGGGTTACGTCTTGGTCACCCTGTAAGGCTGTTTCTAGCAGTGTTTGGTCAGCTATGTCAACGACACCGTCTGCATTGACATCATACTGCGTTGTTAGCTCTGCGTTGACATTTTCTTGCGCTATTAGATCAACTACGAAATCAATGTCTGTCTGTGTAACATCGCGTGCTGGCTTACCTAGAAGGTCTGAAACAGTCTCAAGCTCGGCTGTTAGGTTCTGAATCCGCTCCGTCTGCACGTTGTATCGCGCTGTAGGTATGTAATCTGTAACCGTACCAAGTTGTGTTGCTTCGTCATACTGGCCTACAAACTTATCAATATCGGCTTGAGTTACCTCTGCAAGGCCCAAGGCTTCATAGGCCGATTGTACTTCGGCAGGATCGACATACCGTGGGTCTACATACGCATCAATGGCCGCTTGCTGTGTGGCTTGGTAGCTATCGTTGTTAAGTTGTCCCGTGAAGTCAGCAATCTCTTGCGGTGTCGGGTTGTACCCAATAGCACTCAGGAACTCTGTGGCCTCATCTTCGGTAACCTGCCGAGGGTCTACGTACGCACCAACAGCGCTTATCTGAGCTTCTTCTGTTTTTGAGGCAACGAACTGTGCTATCTCACCCGCATCCGCGGTGTACCCAGTGTTGGCAAAGAACTCTGCGGCCTCTTCTTCTGTAGTCGCAAGTGGATCATACTCGGTCCGCGCAGTATCCAATGTTTCTGCAGCGAAGTTTTCGGCTTCACCCTGCCCTACATATGTAGCGGCTAGCGCATCGGTTAGGTCTAACCCCTCCTGCTCTGCTATAGCCTGCAGCTCATCACGTGTTACCTGTCGAGGGTCTACGTATTTAGATATAGCGTCTTGCTGTGTAGTCTCTGCTACTTGCGCAACGAATTGCGCCACCTGTTCATCGGTCGGTGTGTACCCGAGGTCTGCGAAGAACTGTTTTGCTTCGTCTTCAGTAACTTGTCTTGGGTCTACATACGTACCTACGTCTGTTTCCGTACTCTCAGTAAAACCTTCATCGCCCTGACCTACACGCGCAGCTACTTCTTCGGCGGTTGGGTCGTACCCAAGGTCTTCAAAGAATTGTTCTGCTTCGTCTTCAGTAACTTGTCGTGGATCAACGTATTCGCCAACCTGCGTTTGCGTTTCCGACTCAATGCCAACGTCACCCTGCTTCACAAGTTCAGCTACTTCTTCGGCGGTTGGGTCGTACCCAAGGTCTTCAAAGAATTGTTCTGCTTCGTCTTCAGTAACTTGTCGCTCGTCTACGTAATCTTTTAGCAAGTCTAGCTGTGTGTCTTCGACTGTAGTGCCATCTACAGCCTCTGTTTCAGTAGCTGCCGCCGCTTCCGCTGCTATCCTTGCCGCTTCCGCTTCTGCCGCTGTTTCCGCAGCTATCCTTGCTGCTTCCGCTGCTTCTGCCGCCGCTGTTGTTTCCGCTGCCGCTATTTCTGCTGCTTCTGCTGCCGCTGTTTCCGCGGCTATCCTTGCTGCTTCCGCTTCTGCCGCTGCCGCTTCTGCCGCTGCTTTTGCAGCCTCTGTTTCCGCTTCTGCCGCTGCTGTTTCCGCGGCTATCCTTGCTGCTTCCGCTGCTTCCGCCGCTATTCTTGCTGCTTCCGCTGCTTCTGCTTCCGCCGCTACCCGTGCTGCTTCCGCTGTTTCCGCGGCTATCCTTGCTGCTTCCGCTGCTTCCGCCGCTGCTTCCACTTCGGCTTTTGTTGTTTCTACAAACGAGGTTAGGAAATCCGTGTCTGTTTTCATCAGCTCGGCAATTTCGGCTTCTGTCGGAGTGTACCCAGACTCTGCAAAAGCGGCTATTACCTCTTCTCTGCTTACAGTGCCACTGTCTATTATGTCTATTACTTCGTCTTCATTTACGTTGCCGTCGTCAATTAGATCATTAATTTGGTCATCTGTTAGGGTCACACCTTCGTTAAGTGCGGCTTCTATAACTTCTTCTTTAGTTGTAAAGAACGGGTCTATGTAGGTCGCTACTTCTGCAGCGAGGTTTGCGTCGGATTTAGCCCCAGTAAATTGGTCAAACGTACTATCGGCGATACTACCTGTAAACGTAAGCTCTGGGTTACTAAGTTTTACAAACTCTTCTACTTCGTCCTTAGTGGTAAACCCAGAATCAAAAGCGACGTTAGATATGTTGGTTATGGTGTCTATGTTGTCCACACCCAACGCTTGCAGCTTAGAAGTTATCTCTTGTATCACTGGAGAGTCGTAGCTGGTGGCTGTTGGGCTGTTGACAATAAGGTTCATTATCGACGGGTCGGCAAGCATAGGAGCTTTGGTCGTGACTTCAGGAGGTAGCTCTGGCGCGACTATAGTTTCGTATGTTGTGTCATCAGTTTTACCACCAAACACTTTCGTGCCGATGTCTATAACTTCACCGCCTACTTGCGTGGTGCCCCCCACAAGGGCACCCATAACAAAATTGCCCCCAGCGTCCTGCATAATATCTAAATTTGTATCTAAAACTTTGTTGACAGAGTTTAGCACAAACGCCGACTCCGCTACTTCCTGTCCACCTTCGCTAGTACCACGAATGATAGCATTTTTGGCAAGGTTTTTACCTGCGCCGGGTAGGAAGGCGTCTACCGACCCTACCGTGGAGACTTTAAGTATGCTGTCTCGTAAGATTTCAGAGGCAACGAACGCTTTGGCTTTATCAGCATCGCCATCATACGCCGATAGCGCGTCCTTATATATGTCTGTTGCTTGTAGTACGCCAGCGCTTTCCATTTGATCCAGCGTTTGCGCAATTTGAGAGTCCGCTCCAGATACAGCTTCGCCCGCGTTTAGCGCCGCACTGGCACCTACAACATAGGGGTTACCTTTTAGGAACAGATCAATTATCTCTCCGCCGACTTCGTTAGCGACCTGCCCCGAAAGCCCGACTAAATTACCATCTTCCCCAAAATATTTTAGGTCTGACAGGCTGTCACCCTCAAGTCCCGATGCGTTTAGTATCGCCTTCTGCTCGGGAGTAAACAACATGTCTTCTAGGCCAGTAGCCACAGAACTTAAAAAGTCTGCTACATATTCGGTGCCATATTGCACAGCAGAGTCTTTGCCGTCGAAACTTTCCATACGCGACTGCAGTTGTGCCGCGCTATCTGCGTCTATTGCGGTTACCGCTGAACCAATAAGAGCGTTTAGCTCCATCTCAGTAGCGTAGGAATTTGGGTTTAAGAACGCAGTGGTGGTTTCGAGTATGTCTTGTACATTGAGACCCCCGTACCCAAAGTAATTACGTGCTTCATTTCGCAACGCTGTGCTGCCGACACCAAGACCGCGGATCATTTCTGATAAGTTCTCAGGAGCGCCTACAAGAAAAGATTTAACCACGGCTTCGGCAGGTGCTAGTGTATTGCTAGGGTCTTTAGCTAGCTCCGCAGCGTATGCCTCTGCGGCCATGGTGCCGATAGAACGGTTTTCTAGTGGTTCGTAACCCTCTTCCATCAACGCGTTTTGTATCGCAGCGGAGTCCATACCACTCATGTTGTCAGCGTTTAAAGGACTGCCCACAGCAAAATATCGGTCTACATCCTCATCCGAATACCCTAGCGCGTCTTGTATTATGTTTTGAATAACAGGCGTGATTTGCATTGTGCCGTCAACGGTGTACGTCAAAAAATCTGCTGGGTCTAACCCTCTACCGCTGTAGACTTTCGCTGGTTCTAGGGACTGTATGTATTCTTTTGCTTCTTCGTCGTATACGATTTGGCTCATAAGCGCAGCTTCGTCAGCCGCGGCTTGGTTAGCTGCAAACTCGTCAGAGCGGTCAACATCACTCAACACGTCCTGACTCATAACCGCTTCTTCGTCGGCCAAGTTTTTAGTATATTCTTCAAACTCTTGGACCATCTCGTCGTAGTCCTGAGTACCGTCTACTAACCTACCTCCCAGCAAACCACTCTTAATTCCAACAATATTGTACCCCGCATCCCGCAGAGCTTTGAAATGCTGCGGTAACACCACACCGCCTACAGGCGCGGAGTCTCCTAAGATGTTGTTCATGTCCTTGGTAATGCGCGTTCCAAGAGTCGCGGGAGCTACCTTTTTACGGAGTGTAGATAGTTCTGGAGCGTCATATGATGTAGCCCCTGCACCGTATTCTGCGTAGGGATCGACTTCTTGCCGCCCGCCGGGAGTATCTACGTAGTACCGATTGGTTGCTGCGTCATACGTATAACCGTCGCCGAAAGTATCAGGGTTGGCTTCGTTTAAATCTGCAGGGTCAAATACTTGTGCGTCACTTATATTGCCTAAATAGTGCGTATAGACATCTTCACCCGCATCTAGCCCGTTAAGTTCTCTGTATTTATTTTCGTCAATGCCGGGGCGCAGCGTGGTGGCTATAACTCTGTTAGCCTCAGTGTAAACGGGCTTCATAGCTGCGTCGAGGTTGGCTATATCAGATAATAGGTATTGCGAGTTTTCGTCGTATGTTGATTGCAGGTCATCAAGCTGGGGCACTACTGCGTCGTAATCAGCTTTGTACTTATCCATCTGTGACTTAGTGCTGGTATAGTACGTATCGAGGTCGTCTGCGTAATCGTTAAACGTATCCGCCGCAGCATTAAGTGCGTCTATTGTGGCTTGGCTGGGATTCGCATTGTGTGCATCTAAGGCGGCGTTGTAGACCTCTCTAAGCCGAGTCTGTTCTTGGATACGGTTGTTCAAGTCGGCGCGTAGCCCGTTGAAGCCGCTTGCGGCGGTAGCTGCTTGTTCTTCCGCAGCCCTAAGAGCTGCCGCTGCCGCTTCTACTTTCGCAGTGGTGCCGGACACATCATCAATAAACTTGTCTACAGGTTTATCTATGACCTCTGTTAGAGCCGCTGCGCCAGCAGTATCTAGCGTACCAAAGAAAGCATCAGCGGTAGAGCCGCCTGCTATGGCCGTACTCGCAGCATTAGTTACTGCAGAGGTAAGAATTTTAACCCCAGCGTCGTCTATGTTAGTGTTTTCGTCTATGAAGTCTGATACAAACTCTGTAACGCCCGTATACTTACCTACTATGCTACCTACTTGAGCAGCGGTTATTTCACCCCCAGTAAGTTCAGCGGTCACACCCGCAACGACAACATCTTTTATTCCGTCTTGTAGGTTCTCCCACCCGCTACCTTCTATTATAGCTCCTGCAGTGTCGCTAACTCCATCTGCAATTTCAGTGACAACGCTATCAACACCATCAGCAACCGCGGTAACAGCGCCATCGACGGTATCATCAACCGTGTCGCCAAATTTATTATCTAGGCTATCCGCAATTTGCCCAACAGTAGCACCCACAGCGGAATTAAGACCACCCTCTAAAAAGGCATCTATGGGGTCTTGTCCATATATAATAGCAGTAGCCGCAGCTTCCGTACCACCTGCCACAGCCGTTTGTACCACCGTAGTTACCGCATCACTAGCGCCTTCAGCTATACCCGTGCTGGCTATTGTATCCGCAATTGTAGGGTTGACATAAGTACCCACCGCGGTGCCGACTTTACCACCTACATATGATACTGCAGCGGATTTGAGCGCGTCGTCTATGTCTCCACCTTTAGCTAAAGTAGACGCGCCGTCGATAATCGGAATGGCCCATGTTTGCCCCGTGGCGACTGCGGCGACTTTAGCTATGGTAGTGACAGGATCATCTAGGGCAGATTCAATTACATCTCCGACACCCTCGACAACGGGTTCGACTACCTCATCTACTACCCATTCAACAGCGTCACCAACTGCACCGACTGCATCTTCAACAATATCAACGGCACCGCCGACAACTTCCCCGACAAGATCGACTGCACCTTCAACGATATTAGCAACAAACGACATATTAAGTTGTCCTATTCAACGGTAGTTTGCCCAAGGTTACGTACGCTCTTGACCCTCCGGTAGCTTTACGCCCCACGGCAATTTTAGTGTCAAGTTTGTCCGCGTAGCGTTTCCACGCCTTAAACGCGCTATCGTATATAGCCCCATCGTAGTCAGATACGTAGCGTTTGACGCCTATTTTCTGCATGTGCGTAAAATACTTTAACCCGTTAGCTACAAAATTCTGAGCTGTGTCTATGTTGAGCGCACGGCCCCACATCAAATCTTTGTTCTCACCTTTGCCCCGATGCCCAATAAATACGGTATTGCCTATCTGCACCATATCAGTATCTTTCATAGTCATCTCTTTGGCTATGCCAGCCATAGCTGCTGCAGGGGTTATGTTTCCGAGATCAAGCTCTCCGAGCGCAGTAGTTATGACCGTAGGGGCTGGTAGAGGTCTTTCTTTACTGTCCACAACAGTTTGCATCCTACACCTCCGCAGAAAATATTGCCGCAGAGTATATATTACCCATGCCAGCGGCTAGACTAAGGAACGGCCCTCGTGGGGCTGGCGCATCGTAGGACAAGAACACGTCATCGTCTTCGGTCCTATTGAGGATTTGTGGTACAATACCGCGTTTCATGTCATTTAGCAACAGCCCTGTCTCTAATAACCCACTAGCGCCCATCGTATGCCCTACTCGTTGTTTGTACGAGGTAGCAACAAACTCTTCAAGGCTACGCTCTAAGGCCGCTTTTTCTGCCTTATTGTTGACTGCGGTGCCTGTGCCGTGAGTCTTTACCACTGTTATATCTTCCTTACGTACCCCCGCTACATGTAAGGAACCTTCAATCGCTTTAGAGTATCCTTCGCCATCGGGGCGTTGCCCAAGCGGATTTGTATTGTCCTCGGCAGACGTATATGCCCCAAGAAACTTAGCTTCGGGGTTATCCAGCCCCGCATGATCTTTTTCAAATATACATAGTGTAGCACCTTGCCCTAAGAAGAACCCTTGGTTGGTACTGTCAAAGGCGGAAGGCCGTATACGATCTTCATCCTTGTGCTGCAGGCTGGCTCCAGCCTCTCCAAAAAACTCTAGCGTGAGGTTATTAACTGCGTCTTCGCCACTGAGCACGATAACACGGTCAAATCCAAAGTTGTTCATTAGGTTTTGAACGTCCATCATAACTTTTAAGCTCGAAGCACAGGCGCTAGCGTCTGTAGATACATGGTCGTGCACGTGAAACATGCTAGCGATACGCCCTGCGTATATGTTTGTAAGCACAATAAACGGAACTTTGACCTTGTAGTGCAGCTCGGCGTCAGGGTTTTTGTCATACCTATTACTGTTGCTCATCCAACCTTGGTTACCTGCAGCGAATATAAATCCTGTCTTACCTTTTACAGGGTTATCTTTAACGTAAGCCAACGCTTCAGAGGTAACTACAGTTTCTAGTAACGTGTGAGGAGGATACTTTAACCCAGACTTAGCGCGTCTAAACGTAGAGGGTATAATATGCGCGTGCTGCGGAAATGCTATATCTGGCACAAGCGTTGTATCGGTGGTCGAAGTGCTGAAGAGTTTAGATAAGTAAATCATGCGACAGACTCCATAGCAGTTTCTACAGAATCAAAGTCTTTGTTTTTGTTCTCTAACATATAATCTCGGACCTCACGTAGAGAGCCTACAGGTATATTAAAGTCTTCTGTTTCTGGAATACCGTATATGTCAGATATAAGCACTAGAGTGAGGGTCACATCTAGGCTATCCAGCCCGATGTCTTCTTCTTTGAGGGAAATATCTAGTGTTGTCGGTTTTGTGTAGTCGTCTAAGTGAGGTTTAGTTTCGCGGACGCAAGCGTCGAATAGTTCTAAAAAGTCCATTTTGCACCTATCTGTTAAGGGTGCCTTTACTATACGTTACTTACAAAGGTCATTGCAACAGAAGCTGATGCTACCGCGGGCCTTGGAGATGTCGCTGCGTGTGCATGTAGCTCTACATTAGTGTCGTCTGTAGACCAAAACACTTCAACATAATCGTCCGCCGTAAGGTCAATAGACCCGTTCCAGTTGGCTATATCTTTCTTACCATTACCACTTATAGTGTACTCGTGATCGCTGTAAGCTACGTTTGCGCCGTTCTTTTTTAGCCATACAGAAATTGCTTTAGTTGAGCTGTTTGTAGATTCTAACTGTAAAGTGGTTTTTAAATGGTACACTCCCGAGTTTGCGACTGTAAGCCTAGAGTTACTTACTACACTTATCGCGTTGTTGGCTCGTGTAGTATTAAATGTAACGGCATAGCCCGTGTTAGCGGCTGAAGCTGTTTGATCTACAGTGCTATAGAACACTCCGTACGGCATATATAGAACTTTACCACCTACATCGGTGCTGAGTAGTGTGTTTACCGAACCAACAAACCTATTGAAGAACAAGCGCAGCACGTTGTTGTTCTGATCCATAAAAGGTCGATCATATGTTTCTGGCGCAAGAGGAAGCGCAGGGGGCGCTACCTTGTCAATTTCATTAGGCATTACCGTCTCCCGTCAGAGCGCATATCAATCCGAGGCGCTCCTAGCTGCCATGTAACACCTGCTTCTGTGGACTCTACCTTCATTGCAAGCTGTCTACCGCGCACGCGAGTGTATATCTGCCCCGTATACTCTTCTATAGGTAGCACAGCCGTACGTGTTATGGCGCGAGTGTTACTACCTCCTTCGGATGTGGGGTTGCTGTATCCTGAACCAGAGTTAGCCAGTGGTAACAGCGTCATTGTTGCACTAGGCGAACCCGCCGTAGACCCGTCAAACCGGATGTCCGGTAGAACACGCCAGATAAAGGCAAACTGATGACCATCTTCCAAATCAAACTCTGCAGAAGACACAAACGCATGAATGGGTAAAGTTTCCGCCCCAGCATTATCATCCACACCCTGTTCATGGTTCACGAGATTACTGTCATACGTGGCCGCAAGAGGGCTATCACGCAATCCAGAATCCAACCAAGCTGTACGAGACATAGTTCCATAATACCAAACATCTTCTAGGTAGTTGTATACTACATAACGATCTGACACTGTTTGGCCCGTTGAGCAGTAGAACCACCATATTTCGTGGTAGGATTCGTTGGTGCCAGAGACAATCTGGTCGTACTGTTGTGTGTTAAAATCGTCAAAGATGAACTTACGTAAATCGCAGCGTAGAGGTTGCGTACGCCCGTCGTATTTGTAGAACTTATCTTTGCCCATCCAGTAAGCTACGCCGTTTGAATATGCTACAGCGTTTTGTCCGGCAATAGATATATTGTCACCCACAAGCTGCGCAGACCAAACAACAGGTGCGCCGACATACTGCATAGCATATAGGGCGGAATCAGTCCAAACTAGAACTTCCTGCCGCGCTTGCTTTGATGTAACGATCTCACTGCCACGAGATAACGTGAGGAACCCTGCTTGTGCCGTAGCGGAGGGTGTCCAGTTTATCGCGCTGCCTTGGTCAGACCATCGCACTAGCATGGGGTTTACTATAGATGTGCCAAACTCGTTTGCGCCGAAAGCGAACACAAAACGGTTAATATCTGAAATCTCTAGGAAGTTTTGCGTTGTTGGTACGCCAGATGCACCTGATAAAGTGCTTAACTCTACTGCACGGCTGTTCAACCCTGCGCCAGCTTCCCAATAATATATAGCGCCGCCGCGGGGACCAAATATTAAATCTTCTCCAAAGTTAGATTGGCTCCAGAGTCGAATAGATTCTATAGATGTCTCTCCTACACCCCACGTACCAAAACCCCACTCAGCCGCACCCCAACCAGTAACGGGTACAGCGAATCCGGTGCCGACGTTTATCTGGTACGCTGCGGTGACTGTGCCACCACCCGTTGCACTGGAAGTTGCATTTGAAGTAGCTGTTATAGCGTATTCGTTGACTGCCTCAGTAAAAGTTATTTCAAACTCGCCGTTTAAAGTAAGGCCGCCCACAGCAGTAGCGCCGCTGAAAGTAACAAAGTCTCCATCTTTATACCCCCCGGCAGCGTCTGTAACTGTAACAATAGGCGATCCAGATACAGTCTCGAACGGGTTTGTAAGCGTTACTGTAGCACGTAAGGGGGTTATATCGTTATACTGCCCACCATTTTCTATATAAAACTTTAAGTTCGTCCCAACCCCGATCAGATTTTGACTACCCAAGGTTACCCAGTTCCACAGTGACCTACAAATGCCTTGAAAATTAGATGCAGATATACGTTGCCACCCACCTATTTTTTCGGGTGTGCCTTGCCTAAAACGGATTTTGTCACACTCGTACCAGCCACCTTCACTCGTATAACGTGTGTTTTCGCGGTTCACACCAGCTTTTAAAAGCAGCTTCTTTAAAGGCATCGTAAGTCTCCATTTACTAAGGTACTACACCATACTCATAGTTTAGTCCATCAGTTCAAAGTGAGGTCCGTCAATAAATGGACGCTTGCCTTGGCTACGGCGCAAGTCCACATAAGCGTTCATGGCTTCTTCCATTGTACCATCCCAGTCTCGGATGTCGTCAATATGCCAAGCGGCACCCCACCGCACAGCTACACCTACATCAATAGCCCCCTGCTTCACAGCATCCGCAAGATCATCGTACAGATTCAACTCCCACGATCCACGCGAGCCAACATAGGCCATGAGGTCAAGAGCGCGGCCCTCGATATGCTTGGACTTCATCGTCTTCGATGCGCCCTTGTCTACGAGTTCACGCTGCTCTTCGATGGTTCTTAGTCCACAAATCACACCAAAGTCTGTTTTTGTATGTCCTATAGCTGCCTTTGCAACTGCAACTAAACGCTCGTCTACGCCTTCCATTCGGTCAAGGCTACGTTGTGATAATTTAAAAGTCATTTCATTTCACCTTTCATATCCATAAGGCCGTCGTGATCTCGGCCAATATACTTCAAGTCATTCTCAATCAAAGCAACTCTTTGCTGCAACGTCGTAACCTGCCCAATGGAGTTAGCTAAGTTAGCTAGTTCATCCCAGACCTCATCAGCTTCATGCCACAGATAGTCTATCTCCATAGCGTTATCTTGAACATCTCGTTTGAGATTCACGTTGTCTTCAATCGCCATGCGAGACCCAAGCTGGCTGACAGTCTCTTCCAAGCTGGCAATAGTTGCGGCCTGCTGTGATACCCACCACACGCCAGCAGCGAGTTGCACAGCCATCGCTGCCACAAGAGCTATAGGTAACTTTAAGTTTTCCATCACTTCTTACCACCAAAGAACTTTGTTGCCGACCTCACGGCAAAACTACTTGCTACGATCACACCCAACGTATAGCTGTACCAATCCGGCATGGTTTCCAACGCAACGAACCCATCCGTCACCGCCTGTTTTGCCCACTCAAAGGGCAAGAACGAAAGTATAAGCGGAATTGAAAAAAGTAGGACAAGGTACTCGTCTTTCCACGAGTTCTGCGTACCTTGGGCCATAATCTTTTCCCAGTCCGCCTCAGATGTAGCGGCTGATTTCATTATTGTAGCTTTGGCCTCGGCCTCTACTAGCTTGAGGTTTGCAGACGCAGCCTGTGCGCTTGCCTTACCTTTTAGCCAGCCGCCAGCTAGTTCAGCTACTGGACCTATCAGAGCTTGAAGCATTCTTACTCTCCATTGCATTAAAACCAAAATATGCAGCGGCTATGCCGGATGCACCAATCACGTACACAGCAGCAATATCCGCCATCAACTTCGCTGCCGTTTCCAAGCCCGTCATAGAGGCCACTAGAATTACAAAAGGGTATAAGATCATACCAGACAGCGCAAACCAAGTCATGCGCCTCTGCGCGTCTCTCTTGGCGTCTGCGTCTTCCATGCGACGGCGACGATCTTCCAACATAATCTCATGCTCAACCGGATCAATCTTTCCGTTTCCGTTTAGGTCGTATTCGTTTGGCATCTTCTATCCTCTTGGCGTAAGCAATCGCATGGTGCTTGTGATGGGTTATTATAACAACTTTTCCACATTTGTCATATACAACGTAATCTCCTCGTTTATTTTGGAATAACCTCAAAGCAGTACACCGTGGTTTGACTCGTCGTTATTAAGATTTTTGCATCCTCGAGAGCTTCTCTGCACTCATTCTCAGTGGTAAACTGATTGAGCTGGTAGTGCTCGATATTGTTATTCATAACTTGAAACCAGACTAAGAACCACATCACCACTTCCCCTGATATTTACCCCAATGATAAAGGACAAAGATTACCGCCGCCGAAGCGGAGAAAGCTATAAGTAACCCAACAGTCCACTCAACAATCGCGCGTTTAAATTCTTCTTTACGATAAAGGTCTTGCTTACGCTGCCTGCGCATCTCCCCCTCAATCTGAAGGACTTCCTCCCACGCAGATGGCCCATAATTCCAAGAAATATACTCTTTAATTTCTTTGCGCATGGCCTCCATCTTCTTGCGCTGCGCAAATATTTCAATCGCGCTTTCAGCATCAGAACCTTTAAAATTATACCACGGGGGGTTCTTTGCCTGATGCTCGGCGTACTGGAAATCAGAAAACGCGGCACCCCATTTCGCTAAAGTGCCGGACATTTCTTGGATGTCTTTGCCCGTGCTAAGACCCTGTTTTAAAATGTTAAAAGCAGATGTAGCGAGGCCAACGGCTGTAATAGGATCAATCATGTGTCCATGTACCTCGCAGAGCAGTAAGCGTCTGGGTGCACAACGTGTCGTTTATCGTACCACTGACCGTTCTGACCACCCGGTGCGCCGCAGTCGTAGTAGCAGGCTTTATAGAACAACGTGCCATAATTGTTTACGAAAGTGTGTCCGTACCCGACAAATACAAGAACACACCACATTTTACATCTTCATTAAGACAGCGACTAAGAGTGCAATGATGAAGCCTGTTGTGCCAATCATAATTGCTTCAAGACGCTTAACTCTGCCAAACAGATCACGAAATTGTATCTTCATTTCTGTTTGCATGGCAATCACCTCTTTCTCTAGGCCATCAATCCGCTCATGAGCAGATGCTACTGTACGTTTGTCCATTGTCTTATTACCTCATGAGATAGCGTAGAAGATGTAGTTGCCGCCAGAAGCATTAAAGTCGCCATTTGTAGTGTCTACTGTAAATCCAGAATTATTAGGATCAATAACATCAGCGTACGTTTGCGCGGTGGTGTCGTTCAAGGTTATAACAGTATCGTTACCTGTCGCAATTCCTCTTACAGTGTCTAATACCCACCAATCACCAGAACTGTCAGTACGTTTGATAAGGATAAACCTAGCGCCTGACGTAAAGCCACAGTCGATAGTCTGACTTCCGCCGTTGCCTGTGTAAGAACCAATTTTACTTATTCCAGCTAAATTGCCGAAAAGATATGCTATAAAAGTTCCTCCGTTCTGGTTTGTTTGACCACTTGTGCCAAGTGAGAACGTAGTAGCTGTTGCGTCTGTGTTATTCCAAGCGGTAGAAGTAGTTTCTACTGCGTTTCCGTAGTCTAAATAAATCCGTTTTGTTCCACCCAGACTATGAAGGTAGACCTCCCAGTTACTGTTTTGGTTTCTTTTCTTCACCCAGATCATTTCAGGTACAACACCGAGATTATGGCTTACAGTGTGTCCTGCTGTTCCGTTGCCCGTGTACGGCACTACGGTAAAAAATGATTTAGCAGACTTCCACATCCAAGAGAAAAAGGTAGAATTGTTAACTGCGTCTGCGTAACCATCCATCCAATCCCACTGAGCATTTCCGCTTGTCGTCACTGCTGCAGCATTCTCTGTTCGCATCATTTTGTCGCCAAGAATCCTAGTCAGGGTATTTTTTTCGTCAACGACATTAGGTCTAACCCGAATTGCGAAATCTGCTGGAAACGTAGTTGATGATCCTGTACCAGTACGGAACCAAGAATCTGAAGTTCTGCCAACTAACCCGTCCATGTTAAACACCTCAGTCCCGACCGTAGGGGCTATCATCATAGGCGCACGAATGGCCATATAAACGTAAGTTCCACCGCTAGAGCCACCGCCACCGCCTTCGCCATACGTTACAAAACCTGTAGGTGTTATAGCGGGGTTCATCTCTGCATTTTCTGCATTAGTTACATTCGCGCGTAATTGTTGAAAATTATCTCCCGTAGCTCCTGTATTCTCCCAACCACGCATCTTATCAGCAATAACCCAGTTGCCTGTCCCTGTGCTTTTAGTTAATAACCACTGCGGTTCAAATCCTAAATTAACTTCAATACCGCTGCTAGAGTTAGTATAGGTACCACATTGGATCATAGAATCAGCGCCTGTTTCATTCGCAAAAAGATATGCGATATAGGTTGCGCCAGAAGTATTTAAGGCTCCCCCAACACTAAAGACGGTATCTGTAGCAGCATTGTTTGAAGAGCTACCAAAGGCATTAGTTCCATTTAAGTATGAGTAGTCATTACTGCCATCAATTACGTCTGTAAATACCCACCAATCTCCTGAAGCATCAGTACGCTTAATGATTAGAATGCCCGGTTTTGAACCTAGGTCATGAGACACTTGTTGTTCGTTTGCTGCATTACCCGGCCCCGTGCCTGTGTAGGTTAAGCATGTGAAAAATTTAGCCTGCTTTTTAAAACTCCAAGAGGTGTAGTTATAACTAGAATTGTTCCAGTTGAAATCTGCGGCAGTAGAGCTAAATCCTGTTGACGACAAAGTGAACTGTTCAGCAGCAGAAAGAGTGCCTTCCGATGCGGGATTATCTGAGTATAAATATTTATTTCCACCACGGGCAGTATCAATTAATAAATTATTAAAACTAGCTTCTCTGTTTTTAATCCACAGCAGACCGCCATCGCCAGCAAAATCAATACCGTTATTTACGGATAACGTGCCACTGTTACCCTCATACAAATACGTTGAAAAGTTAGAGGCTATGTCAGGTTCCACGTTTCCCGCTGTAGGCCAGATACCTTGCTTAGTATAACTAGCGGCCTGATCCATAGTCCACATGCCTGAAGCAGTGCTATTTAAGTAAGGTCCACTTGGAACCACTTGTTCTTTGGATATTACGCCACCCGGCCAATCTTTAATAGACATTATTCATCCTCTACTATATGGGCAGCGTCCCAAGCCAAAGCATCTTCATTCCATTCATAGAACACATTGCTACTCGGGATGCTCGGATCAGGAACAGGAGGGACCATAGCGCAAGTATCTTCATCAAAAGTCCACGATGCCCAAGTAGGGCGCATTTCAGCAAACGTCGCTTTTACTGCATTCTGTTTCGCTAGAATTTCTTCTGCTGTCATATCTTCGCACGTCCAGATGTCGGTGTATGTCCCTGCCGTACCTTCAACCAACCCATAAGAAACAGTTTGGTTCTTCTCGTATGGACCTAAAACAGGTGCTTCTACTCGCACAAAGGGACAATATTCGGGAGGAAGATTATTAACGTCAATATCAGGGAACGCTTGTATGAAGTTCCACTCAACAATCGGATGCTCATAAGGCTGTCCGTCACGAATTTGTATATAGAGCTTCATCTATAAATCTCCTGTATTTGTACTTGGAAACGTTCTCGACGTTCCGCTGAAAGAGTAAATGATACGAACACCGCCATGCGCCCAGCCACCACTGCTGTTACTGCCTCGACCGCCGCCAACTTTACCATAATTACTGCTACTACCGTCATTATTATTGTTACCGCCAGAGCCACCTGAAGTGCCGTTGCTCCCTATAGTGCCGCTGGACCCTTCACCTGATAAACCAACTCCACCACCTGCGGAGCCGCCCCAGCCACCAGCAGCAGCGCCACCAGCGCCGCTCGTACCACCGTAATTCACATAACTACCCGAGGCGTTACCAAGATAGTTTCCAGTGCCGCCTGCGCCGCTGTAACCGCCTGCGCCACCGCCGCTGCCATAAGCTCGCGGCCCTAATGAACCACTGGAGGAACCGGGACCGCCTGCGCCGCCGTTACCACCGCCATCACCGTTATAAGCACCGCCACTACCACCAGTACCGTTTGCGCCGTTCATACTACCAGAATAACCTCCGCCGCCGTAAGCAGTGCCAGTATTTACGACATAGCTATTGCCACCTTGGCCGGGTTCCGTAGTGGCTCTAGCGCCAACTTCTACTTGTAAGCTCTGCCCAGCGGAAACAGAATAATTATTCTTGTAACCAAGACCGCCACCGCCGCCTCCACAGCCTCCGTTTTGATAAGAACCGTAACTACCGCCGCCGCCAACACAAACCCATGAAAGAGTTGCGGGGTTTAGGCCCGCAGGTACTACAAAAGTATACGACCCCGCAGTTGTGTACTCTACTTGTTGAGGGGCAGATGGTGTCGCAGTCGTTGTTCCTGCATCGCCATACCCACCCAAGTTCTGAGCTTGAACTGCTATGTCGTAAGTTGTACCGTTAGTAAGCCCTGTAATTGTCAAGGGAGAGGCGCTACCTGTAACTTCTACATTAAACGTAGAAGTGTTAGCTGTTCCACCCATTCCACTGTGAGCTGTACAGTAATAATATAGAGTAGGGGCATCCGCAGCTACTACTATTTGAGTATACGCGCCCGCATTGCCCGGTGTGCCCGAAGTAGTCACACCTGTGGTATACTCTGATCCGCTCCCATGCGTTCCATCTGAAGTAGTAGAAAACCTAAATGGGTGACCACTGTTGCTGGCGTCTGCTTGGTCAAATGTATATGTATACCCTTTAATTAGCGTCAGCGCAGGCTGCGCGGAACCATCCATGTTATACTTGTTACCAGAACCTGCGTTAACTACTGTAACTGCAATGGTTCTTCCCGCTTGTACTGTAGCTCTAGCCCTGTACCCTGTAATTTCTGCAGGAAGTCCCGTATAAGTAGGGGCAGTAAAAGACACTACAGACTGTGTATTACCGTTAGTAGCCGAAACAGATGTCGGAGCGCCGGGGACTTTATAAAACCCCAAGTCGTTGTACAGAATTTGATTTTGTGACCATTTTCCTGAGAAATTAGGCATTAGACATCTCCTGTATTAGTTGAAGGAAACGACCTAGTGGTACCGGGCCAAATGATACGAACAGCTCCATGAGCATTAGTCCCTCCGTTGCCTCCAGAACCCATACCACCGCCATATGCGCCATCTCCACTTGGTGACGATCCACCCGCACCTTTACCGTCACCACCGCCAGAACCACCACCGCCGCCAGCGCCATATGTGTAGGAGTTTGGCGTAGAATATGTTGTAGCCCCCGCACCGCTGGAACCTTCTCCTAATAGTCCAGTTCCACCGCCGCCGCCACCATCTTGCGATCCAGCGTACCCACCACCAGCGCCGCCGCCAGCACCGTTATAACCAGCATATTGAGCGTCACGACC